ATGAAATCGGTATTACTTGGCATCACGCTGCTGGCCACCGCGACCGGCGCGCTGGCGGCAGACCAACTGGTTAACATCACCAAGCTGGAATACGGCAAGCAGTGGGCGTTCACCAAAGAAGAAGTGACGTTGCAATGCCGCAGCGGCGGCGCGCTGTTTGTACTGAACAACAGCACGCTGATGCAATACCCGCTTAACGCCGCAGCAGAAGCTCAGGTGAAAGCAGGGCAGCAGCGCGCCCAGCCGCTGGATGTGATCCTGCTGGATGACGCTGCCAATCCCGGCAAAAAAATGAGCACAGAGCCATATCGTGAGCGCGCCGAGAAGCTGTGCGCGAACTAATGGCTTGCTCCACAATGGCTTAGCCAGAGGTGAATCGGTGCTGAAAAATTACGCGGAATTAATTTCAAAACGTAACTGTCACCACCCGTGTGCGAGGCTGGCAAAACTAGCGCGGTAAGCTACTCTTAAAGTGCATGGCTGAACAAGCCCTGCACAAAATGCCAACTTTTAGCGCACGGCTCTCTCCCAAGAGCCATTTCCCTAGACCGAATATAGGAATCGTATTCGGTCTTTTTTTGTTTATCATTTTAAAACAGTAACTTACAAACAAAACAACCACTTATCGCGCCTCCTGTTCTACCGTATTACACCCTTTTTCTTCCTCTGTCGCCACTTTGCCGCCACTGTCCTTGTACGTCTGTGTCAGTGGGTTGAGCGCTATTGCCTCCTCTAAATGGTCTGGCGCGAAATGGGCGTAGCGCATCGTTACCCTGATATCTGAGTGCCCAAGGATGCGCTGCAAGACTATGATATTCCCACCACCCATCATGAAGTGGCTAGCAAAGGTATGGCGGAGCACATGCGTCATTTGTCCTTCTGGCAAGGTTATATTCGCCAGTCTCAGAACTCGATAAAATTGCTTGTAGCAAGGATCAAACTCTTTTTCATCCAGTATTGTGAGCTCGTCATATAACTCTTTTGAGATGGGTACAGTTCTGTTTTTCTTCCCTTTGGTGTTGGTATACGTGATTTTATATTTTGAAATCTGCGATGGTCTTAGTTTTGCGGCCTCATTCCATCTGGCACCAGTTGATAGGCATATCTTTACGATAAGTGTTAACTCTGGGTTGCCATGAGTATGGCAGGCGTTTATCAGTGCTTTTATTTTCTCATTGTTCAGCCATGCCATTTCTTTTTCTGGCTGATCAAACTCTCTGATGTTTTCCAGTGGGTTCGGTAGCGTCCATTCGCCTAGCCGTTTTAATTCATTGAATACCGCCCGCAAAAAAGCTTGTTCGCAGTTAACCGTTCCTGTGCTGACTTTCCTTGTTTCAAGGCTGGTGCTATACCCGTTATCTATTTCTCCCCTTAGTCGCTGATCACGATAATGAGCCCAGTCCTTTGGGGTGATCTCTGATGCTACTGGGTTCCCCATGCCGTTACAGATAATGACTAGTTTTCCGAGCCGCCCTTTTTTGTCGTTTAATGAGCAGCCATGCAGTCTGTACCACAAATCGATCAACTCACTTAGCTTTCGCCTGTCTTCCTTATCGCCCAGCCAGGGCTTGGCCTTTGCTTGGTCGAGCTGATAGCTCTCGAAGGCGAGCGCCTCCCCCTTGGTGGCGAATTGCTTACGGGTACGCTTGCCGCCCCTCCCGTTGTGATAGAACTCGCACAGCCACTTGCCGGTGCTCAATTTTCTTACGGTCATACTCGTAGATCCAGTGAACCAAATTAGACATTGAATACTGTATATAATAACAGTATTCAATGTTTGTGTGCGGCTGGTTTAAACATGGATCAAAAAACCCGCCGGCAGCGGGTTGATGGTTAGAAGTGCAGGGCGGTTTGGCCAGACTTTGATGGGTGCGGTGGCGCCGGGTCTACCTGACCGGGCTTAACAATAGAGCGCACAAAAGTTTCCATCGTGATAAAGACATGACTGCAATTCACGTTTGTGCATTGGTTGTAACGCTCTTTTGTCGTTGCTGTCACTTCGTTACTACTGCGGGTGTGCGCCGCATGGCCACACAAAGGGCATCGCATCATGATATTAGCCTCTACTGTATCGATATACATACAATAGCACGATGTTTGAAAAAGCGAATATTAAACTTGCAAATCACTCCATATCGAGATCGGTTATCTTCACTTCAAGCTCCAGCGCCGTGGTAAATCCGCCATCTGCTACTGTGTGCGTGACGGTGGTTATCGTCCAGTCTGCAGCGTCGATCTGGCGCTTGAAACCTTTTACTGATACCGGCACTTCCGGGTAAAGCTCTGCCCGGCCCTTGGCCAGTGTAATTGAGAATTGCGCGGCGCCACGCTGGATTCGTTCCCAATTAGCCTTGGCTGCCCGGCGAGCGTTGGACGCATTTGCGTAGGTCCGACTCAATACATAAACGTTATCGTCGGTGCCTACCAGGTATTCTCCCTGTTTATCCTGGGCTGGCACTTTTGCGGTGGTCGTCTTACGCTTGCGCTTCCTCTTTACCTTTACCGTTTGTGGTTTTGCCGTTTTTGTGTCGAGCCAACTGGCTGAAACGCCGGTATAGGCATCTCTGTCGGCCAGGGTGAATTGGTGCTCATCACCGTCAGCGCGCACAATTGTCATTGCCGGTAGCGGCTTGCCGCTGGCGTTCACGCCTTGGCCCTGCTTGATGAATAGCAGTCTTCCATATTTTACTGCAGCAATCGCACCTACGCGGCGCGCCAGGCGCATCAGGAAGCTGCCATCTGATTCATTCGTTTGGTCGATGTGGTCGATAGTCATGGCGGCCATTTGCGGACTGATGGCCTGCTCCAGTTTATGGCGGACTGCAAATTGTTTAACGATCTCGCCGATGGTGGTTTTTGAATATGACTTTTCACGCTTGATATTAAGCGTGCTCCTGAAGTCGGCGCTTCTGCCGCGCAGTGTCACCTTATCCGGCGCGCCGGAATGGCCAATCTCGTCAATGGTGAAGGCGCCTTTATTGATCATTGGTTCGCCTTTCCAGCCCAATTGCAGCTCCAATTGAACACCGCGCGAAGGCAGATCAACAGCGCCATCGGCATCGTCAAGTTCGATATCAAGCTGATCCGCCTCGAATCCGCGGTTGTCTGTCAACGTGAGGGATATCAGCCGGCTTTCCAGTCTTGTGGTTATATCCTTGCCATTAAGGGTGATCTTGAACGCAGGCGCGCTATCCCGGCCGCTCAACCAGTCTGGCGTGTTCATGAAAGAAGCCCTCCAATAGCTGTTGCCGCCTGATCTTTCATGATACTAAGTTGCTCCTGCAGGTCACCGAGCATGGTGCCCAGGTCATCATCCACGCGCTTTAACTTAAGTGTGAACTCAATGCGCCTGGCGCCGCCATCCTTGAAGAATACGGACTTGTTTAGATCCAGCCCTTCAATGACAAACATCCCGTAAATGGTCCCACTGCCATCCAGCAAAGACCATGCCTTGCCGAGATCGGCGATTGTTTGCAGGGCCAGCAAGGACAGGCGGCCGCCGGTGATTTCCGGCAGTAACACGCCGCTGAGTGTGATGGTGTCGTTTTCTGGGCCCACATATTGCGCTGAAGGGCGTTTCCCTACTCGGTTGTTGGTTGGGTAGCGCCAGGCCATTTGATGCTGCAGCTCCTGATACGGGACGGTTTCAAGCATAAAGACGTATAACCCGAGTGCCATCATCATAATTCCCACCCCAGATCTCGATCAGAAAAATTACTGCGCGCCTTGGCCGCGTCTTTTTGCATGTGCTCCCGGAGCGCTTTTACGGCATCTGTTGCAACAGCTTTGCCGTTCTGGTTGTTCCTCGCGTCAACACTGAGATCGATCTTCGGCTGGTAGTAGAAGTTACCGCCGCTTGGCGCCTTAACAGGTTTCATGCTGGAGCCGGTAAAACGAATGGCCATATCATTTGCCGTATAACCTGTTGGTGCCGGCTCGCCCACCGAACCATATTTCTGGGCGATAGGGTTATTTTTTAGCAGCTCATTCGTCTGGGCTAATGCCTCGTTTTTTTGCGGCAACAGGTCCAGCTTTTCAAGCAACCATTTAAAGCCATCCATGACGGCGCGCAGCGGGGCGGTGATAACGTCCAGTCCTCGCTTCAGGCCAATGCCAATTTTTTCAGCAGCGCTACTGGCCGACCGTTTTATTTCTTCCCAGGTTTCGCTGGCTCTGGCGCTTATGCTGGTCCAGACGCCAGAAATATAATCCTTGATGGCCTGCCATTTTTCGCTGGTATATGCACTGATGCTGTCCCAAAGTCTTTTTATTTTCGGCCCCAGGGTGTCCCAATTCATCCAGATATAGATTGCGGCTGCTGCGATGGCGGCGACTACTGCAAGGATGGGGTTTGCGAGCATCACTCTGCCCATCCAAAGAATAGCCTTGCCTGCAATTCTGAAAGACTTGGCCAGCAACCCCAGCACTGATGGGCCTTTGATTCCGAGCATGCTCAACGATAGCCGTAGCAGCGCGAATGGCCCTAGAATTGCGGCAACACCTAACATCAATCCACCAAAAGCGGTAGTTATAATAGCCACCGCCCCTGCGGTTTTAATCAAAGTAGCTGCTACTTTTGGGTGTTCCTCAATAAATCGACGAGTCCAACCAATGATGTTTTTAAACCAGCCGATAACCTGTATTAAAGGTTTTCGTAACTTCTCGCCCAGATCGCTAAACATGTTCGCCAGGCCAGTCTTTGACAGGGAGTATTGGGATGATAGGGAATCTTTATCGATATTTGATTCCCTCTGCATAGAACCTTTTGCTTTCCCGCCTTCCACTAAGGCTAATTGTCTATCTAGTTCGTCAAGATTATTTGCCAATTTAGCTGCATCATCGCCAAACTCCTTACCGAATAACATCGTCATAGCGCTGAGCCGTTTTGATGCGGGTAACTTTTTAATTCTCGAAAGCACGTCTTTAATTGTGCTCATCGCGTTATTGGCAATCCCTTTTTCCAGATCTGGAGCATTTAATCCCAACAAATCCATACCTTGGATAAATCGCTTTCCCTGCATCGATGCGATGCCTAATTCACGAACCATTGCTTTGCTGGCAGATGCCGCAACTTCTGGTTGAGTTCCCAATGAAAGGAATGTCGAACCGAGAGCAGCTGCTTGCTTATAACTTAATTTATCTGCGACATCCCCCATGCGCTGCATTACGTTAATAATGTCAGCACCTTTGGCTTGAGAGTTATCATCAAGGTAGTTCAGTGCGTCGCCCAGATCTTCTATCTTCTGTGTTGGAACTTTATAGAGGAATGCTATTTTCCCTAGGTCATCAGCAAGCTGATCGGCTGGCAACTCAAAGGCTTTTGCTGCCTTAGCGGATGTCATGGCAAAGGAAAGCAGATCGGCCTTTTGTTTCGCCCAAGGGTCCTGGTCACTGGCAACCCCCATGCGAGCGCCACCCTCGACCAGCGAAGCAAAATCTACTGCTCCATTTGCCATTGGGATTTGTTCGGATGCAGCTTTGATAGCCTGTTGCATTTCATAATATTTAGCCGTGCGACCACCGTTGTCATCTAGCAAAGGGTTAACTTGTTTAGCCACGCCTTTCATCGCGTCTTCAATAGAGCTATAGCTTTTCACGGCCGCTAAAACAGGGGCACCCATAGCCACACCTGATGCAACTGTTGCCGCCCCGGTTCCTGCGAGGTTGTTTCTCAGCTCTCTGGTTTTGTCATATTGCGCTTTTGCGTCGTTCATTCTGCGCTGTTGCTCGCCCGCGCGTTTTAGTTGGCGCTCCTGCTCCTGCAGCAGCCGGTTATAGCGGGCTGTTTCGTTGGCGATTTTGTTGGTGGCACCGGCGCCATCGGTGGCGGATACCCCCATGCGGTAAAGTTCGGAGCGCACCCGGCCCATCTGAGCGACTTCGCTCTTTTGCCTTTGCTCCAGTTTGTCTACCGCGCGCCACTGATCCTCTAGGGCTTTTGTCTGCTTTTTAGTGGGGTTTTCAAGCGCGCCCATTTCGCGCGTCATCATCTGGGCTTTCAGCTTGGCGCCAGCCAGCTCGTCGGCTGTTTTCTTAATGGACGCCTGCAGCGAATTGAAGGTGTTCACCTGGTCGCCAGCGGCGCTCAGTTGCTTCAGTTCATCACGGGAGTTTTTGACGGCAGCGGCCAGCGCTTTATTGCTGGCCTGTATAGTCTTAAAGGGGCGGGTGATTTTGTCCACCGCGTTCAGGATAACCTGCAGTCTTAGATTGCGGTCACTCATCACTTTCTCCGCTTCGAATCAGTGCCCGGTGCCGCCAGTCCCAAAGTTCGGTTAAGGTGAACGGGTACATTTCCGACGGCGGCCAGTGGAAGATGGCGGCGATATCCGCCATCAGGTCTTCAACGGTTAAACCGGCCGGGATTCCAGCGCCGATTTCGGCAACAAAAAACTGACGATGCCGCCGGCCAGTTGCGTAAAGTCAGCCGGATCCATTTCGCTGATTTCCTGCGGCGTCAGTGACGGTGTGGAAACGCGAGGCAATACTGTTGCCACCGCGGAATAATCCATTTCCAGCAGGTCAGCAAGCTTTACGCCACGTAGCGCGCCAGCCGAAGGTTTGGTCAGTGTGATCTCGGTGATTTCGGTCTTGCCGCGTTGGATTTGGGTATCCAGCGTCACTTTGTTTGGTTCGTTCATTCGGTTGTGCTCCACGATTTTCAGAAAGAAGAGGGCGCCGGCGTTCCGGCGCCGAAGGAATTACAGGCCGATGGCCTGGCGGTGTTCATCCAGGCGATCGACGCCACCAAAGCTTTCGATCATGTTCACCGTGTCGATCTCGCAAATTTCCTCGCCAGCGATGGTCAACTTGAAGTAGGTCACGGCGGTAGAAATTTTGGTGGCCGAGTTTTCGCCCTGCTTATGCTCGCCAAAATCCAGCTCTTTATGGCGGCCGCGGATCACCGCTTCTACCGCCTGCACTTCTCCGGTGTCGTCGCGCTGAATTGAACCGGTATAACGCAGCATGACGCCATCCAGCTTTGCGACGCCCATTTGCTTAATTGGCAAGGCTTCGATGCCGCCAATTGTCCATTCAATATCAAGTGCGTCGTCATCCAACCCCAGATCGACTTTGGCGCTACCGCTCATGCCGCCGCCGCGGTAGTTCTCAAGCTTGCGCGTCAGCTTTGGCAGCGTCAGTGATTCAACGATTCCCTGCCAGTTGTTCCCCTCATTGAAGAGGTTCAGGTATTTCAATTTGCGTGGTAATGCCATTGCGTGCCCCTTAGCTGTTCACGTTCTGGGTGAAATTGACCAGGTACTGATCAGTGATGCGCTGGCGTAACAGCAGGTTTTCCAGCGGTGGGACCGGCGTATAGTCGTAATCAATGACCAGTTTCCCGGCTTTCAGCGTGTCCTTGTCGTTGGCTGCATCATCGATCCAGGCATTACCGTCAATGATGTAGCCGGCAGATTTCAGCTCACGGAATTTGGCCTTGATACCTTCCAGGATATCTTTGGCCAGTGACGGGTGCAGTGGCATGTCAACGGCCCACATGTGCGCCTCTGCCATTGTGTCCGCCAACACCTGCGCAGTGCGGGTGTAGTTTTCAAACTGGAACAATGGATCATCGGAACAGGTGCGGGAGCCCCAAAACTTAAAGCCATCTTTGCGGATTAGCGTGGTGACGTCGTTCTTGTTTAGCAGGTTGGCATCAGTGGCGCTGTCCTGCAGGTCCCAAAACACATCTGCGCTGATGCCGGTCACGCCATTAACGCCGACGTTTGACAGCGTTTTGTGCCAGCCCGTCTGCTGGTCGATTTTGGCGCGCAGTCCCAATGCGCGGGCGGTAGCGAACGCCGTCGCGTCTGCATTGGTCACAGAGTCCCAACTCAGGAAATCTGGCCAGATCAGCATGGCCTCGCGCTGGCTGAAGTTCTCGCGATACGCGATAGCTTCGGAAACCGTCTTACAGCCATAGGCACTCAGGTAGGCGAATGCGCGCAGGCTCTGTGCTACTGACAGCAATTCAGTGGCGACAGCCTTACTGTCGTGACCAGGCACACCCAAAATACGCGGCTTCACGCCTAACAGACTTTGCGCAGCCAGCAGGGCTTTCATGCCGGTTTTCTTGCCCGTGGTGGCGTCGACGCCGCCAATGATGTTGGTTGTGGTTTCCGCCTCGGTGTCACCTTGCTCGACGCGGACAACAACGGTAACAGGTTTTGCCTGGTCGGCGATGGCGTCCAGGGAGCGGGCGAGGGTGCCGGTTTCTCCGGCCTTGCCGCTGGCAGTCAGGACGTCGGTCAGCAATACAGGGGTGTTGAGCGGGAAGGCCGCAGCATCGGCATCGTCGGCGGTGCAGACCATCCCCACAATTGCGGTGCTTACGGTTGTGATTGTGCGGGTGCCCTCGTTAATTTCGAGGACACGAACGCCATGATGATAATCTTCAGCCATCGGGCGGATCTCCGGTTCCGGTTAGGGTTTCTCCGCTATGGTGTTCGCTGATGGCGTCAAGTGCATGCGCTGGGCATTGTGTGGGGGCTGGCACAATGGCCAGGTGTATTGCTGCGGGGTCTATGTCTGCCGGTATGGCCTGCTGTGCTGCAGAAAGAAATGAAGCCCGGAGCGGGGCTTATATTTATCAGCTCAAACTTAACCTGACAGTTTTCACGGACAGCACATTAATAAATCTGACATAGGAGTATTCTTCAATTCAAACGACTTAAATCAGACATGTTTATCTAACTGCCGTTAGGAAAGGTTTCAGGTTAGAAGCCTTTCTTCGTAATCGTCAGTTGTGGGCATTGTCCCGATTTCTGTCATGTGGCAAACCAAACGGGATAAAAGCGCTCGTACCTCAATTATGTGGCCAATTAAAAGGTTATCAGACGTAGTTCCTCCATGGACCGCCTTCGAACGGTAGTCATACAGTTTCTTAATTCTGCGATAGATAGCTAAGCGATCTGGTCCTCGCTCCTCAAGATATGCTGCTGCCATGAGAGCAAGACGAAAACGAAGCTCTGAGTTGATCCCAAAGAGAGCTTCAAATCCTGCCCACAATGCAGCCGCAGCCATTCTCAAATTTGCGTGTTGGTTGTGAGTTGTTAGAGAATCGATAGCGAGTCGAAATGCTGGGTGCTCTAGGAGATCTATCCATCGCAGGAGGTTCTCTTGAACCCAGTTGAGAGATTCTAAGGATATCTCAACGCTTGGGCTTATTCTCCGTGCTGCAGGCACGTCCTCAAGAAGTTGAACTTCACATGAACCTGCTTGAACCGCTGGAAGGATGTCCCAAGATATGCTTGCAACTGCAGGAACAAGTATATCGATGAGGGTACGGCATCGGAGCGCAGATATGATCCACCATCCGATATTCAAATTTGATTGTAGGAACTTCGACTCACTGCATTGCAGCGCAAGCTCATGAGTAACTGCGGGCATATGACGAGCGACAGGACTGAGTAGCGATTTGTCCTTAAGCGCTGAGGCTAACTCTATTTCTCCAGGCGGATGGAGTACTTCCCGCAATTCGCCTACCCCCTGAAAAATATAAGGCCCGTTTCGAAACGCCAAACCAGACAAAGCGAAACAGAGTTCATTCTGACCGGATAAGCTAGACATTCGAGTTGCAGCGTATTTCTTACGAGACTCGAAGTGGTCAAGTAAACCCATTAATTTTTCTTTGTTATTTTCCATACGCTCGGGCTGTATATATTCGCTATTGAGTGTTCCATGTTACACACTAGTTTAGTTAAGTAGTAGTGTCCGATTTGGCACAGGCCTGCCCGTCAGCTTAGGTTAAGCTCTATGCTGTAACAGTGCCAAATCAAGTCTGAGCTAATACAACTTATGCTATACGGTGCCAAAGCATTTGTAGCCTGTGGCGCTCAACGATGCTGATAGCTTGGCCTTGGCCCATAGCCTCCGTTTGCGCCCAGACGGTATGGGTGTGCGGCGGCACTGCAACTTGGTGAACATGATCTTCGACTTCGTTTGTATAGTTGCGCGTTCTGTGACTGTCGTTGTCAGAGCCGACAATATAATCGCCATCCCATACCTCACCGGGTGCGGCCATCCCTCCCTGATGCCTATGTCTACCTGCTTGCGTTGTTTGCAGCGATTGCGCGCTCTGTTCACTGGTTGAACCTGAGACATTCAGCACCGACACTGGCAGGTTGGCGCGTGTGATGTTCATGGTGTCGCTGCCGCCTTGTGTGCCGACGTCTGAACCGTCGGCCTTTGCGGTTCGGATCGTCAGATGTTCGCCTGCATATTCCCATTGCGACCACGGCCAACGTTCGTTGGGGTTCAGGTTTTGGTTGAACAGGCGAGAAGATCCGACCGGGTTATCCAACTCCCATGCCTGACGTATAGCGGTCGCGATGGCAGCTTTGATTGCTGCCGGCGTTGCGGCTAGCTCTTCGCTATCGCTGTCCGTGGCACTGCTTAACTGTGTAAAGCCCTTTGCTGTCAGCGTGGCGTCCGGATGATTCCGCGATTTTTCATGCTCGCCGAGCTGCTCATCTGCATAATCTTTTGCTGCATCTGCGGCGGTGCTGACGTCCTCCACAGTAGCCAGAATAACAGACGGATCAGCGATCATTTCCACCGCTGCTGTGCTACTGACTTTCACCTGCATCCTGATAATTTGGAAGCGGCCGGAACCTTCAGCCAGCAATGGCTTGTAGGTTTCCGGCATGTTGCCGACGGCAATGCACTCTCCATCGTCTGCGTAAAGCGCCAACTCGCGCAGCCAGAAACCACCGATCTGCGGAGGCATGATCATTTCTGCTTCGATGACACTAGCGTTACTGTCAGCGATCACCAGCTTATTTAGCACGCCCCGGTACTGCTCATTGATCAATCTGGTACTGCCATTACTTGGCATCGACAAAATGCCGCCGCCATCGCCGACGGCCATCTCAGAAATGCCTACCGGCTGGCCAGTGGCTGCGGCATTCGCTATGCGTTCCGCGCCGGCGGCAGTGATCAGCGTGAGAAACTTTTTATCTGCCATATCCCCACCTGTTAATTAACGAATTCGCCACGCAGGCTCATGATCGTCTTGATTTTGTCGCGTTTATCTTTCTGATCTTCGGCAGTCAATACGCGGTCATACGCAGCGAAGCATCCCCACGTGCCAGGCAACCCCATATTTTGCTCGGGGCTGGGAGCACCATTAAGAATTAACGGGCGAGCTGACTTGGATCGCTTGGCAATCGGTGTTGCCCTGCGCTCACCACCGGAGCGTGTTATAGAAGCCTCAGTGTTTGAGACTGTGGCAGTGAATCGCGTCCAACCGCCTACCGCGCCGCCGTGCTCCACTGATGTCACAGAAATTGTTCCTGCCTGCCCGTTGTTAACATCTCCAGTGGCAACCTGCAAAATCAGCGCACCATTCGGTTCAATGCGCAATTGAATACCTGAAAATGGTGCTACACCAGGATAAAAGTTAGAGAAAATGCGGCCTGAGACTGCCGGCAGATTCATATTGATGCATATAGCAAACGTCATTTCGTCAGTTTCGATAATGCCCGTATCAGCGCCATGCGCAGAGTCAGCAACAGCGATCATTCCGCGTTTGGTAAAATCGTTCTCTGTCACCAGATCGCGGGCATTTCCGCTGGAATCGTATTTATCTTGCATACCGTATGTGGCGAGGCTGGCATCGTCATTCAGCATCATTTCCGGCTCAGCTAACTCCAAATCACTGGCATTAACGACGCCATCACAAATAATAATCATACTGCCTCCTGTTTTAATAAACCCATCTGACCAACGCCAATGGTTGCCATATTAGCTGCGATAATGACGGTAATTTTCGTGACATTTTCTGGGACAATAATGTCGTAGCTGAATGTCATAAACTCACCTGTTGAGTGATTCCACGTCCTAATCCCTGCGAGATTCGTTTTGAATTCGTCGTTGGCTTCGAGATAACAGGCTGTTGAGTTTTTATCTGTAACGTCGGTTTTTACTCTGAAACTGAATGTGCGTTTTTCACCCGGCGTAACGATCACAGTTTGCGATACCCGCGCAATTGTTGTTCCAACGCCGGTTACTGTGAGAACGTTACCGACAACTGCGGGGTCTGCCGAAATTGCGATACTGCCAGCTTCCACTGTCCAGCCTGCGGGCACACCCGCGGCGACGTCCAGAAACAGCGGGTTAACAATGGCATTTGGCCCGCCGGCGGTCGCAGGGTTGGCAATCGCGAGCTGTGGATATACCGGCATTGTGTACGGCTCCACTGCCTCAGCTAGCGTTTTACCCATGTGAAATGATCCTAGTGAGGCAGGGTGTGATGGGTCTGGCTGCCCATTCGGCAGTACACCGTTATAGCCCGGTTTCCATCCATCAGTTACAGGGTCAACTGTCGCGGCACGCATATTAACGAACGGAAACCCCTGCTCAATTGAGAATGCATGTAGAAATGCATTAAGCGCATTTTCACGGTCCTTCAACTCTGGGTCTTCGTTATTTTGAGCAGCCATCGAACATACAATAGGGATAATCCCGTTCTTTCTGAATTCGGTCAGAATATATTGAATGTTGCCTTTTATTTCCGCTATTGAGAATTTAAAGCTGCCGTCGATATTTTTTTGAATGACGTCATTACGGCTGCCAAGGTATGTGATAAACCGAGGTTTTGCCGCTATTGCGGGTTTTAAATGATCTCGGATCATATCGGCATTTGTATAGCCACCTGTTGCCCACTGTCCAACATATTTAATTCGCCCACCGCTGAACATGGAAGCCCATACCTGCCATGATCTTGCATTGAATGTCCATCCGCGCGGCTTACCAGCTTCTACTGGATTGCGACCATTGTCAGTCAGGGAATCACCGAAGCCGCCCAGAGTGTTCTGCAATAGCCCGATATGGGTTTCCAGCGGGATGCCGCGATATTCCAGCGTAGCGGCTCCATCATCACGCACCGCAAGCAGGCGTTTCCCTCCCGCAACCAGATTAAACAGGTAACCCGGACGGGTGCGGCGCAGTGCCGATGGGCCGATAATCAGTTCTCGCAGAATATTCATGTAATCGGAGAAGGTTTTACCAGGCATCTCCTTTTCACTGTTCTCATTTATCGAGAACATGCTCTTACCCTGTCGGCTGACAAAATCGACCGGTTTTTTTGAGCGGGGCATTGTCAGCAAGCCACGCGTGCGCTTGTCGGTCGCCGAGGCCAGCAACTCTACAGCCTCAACGAATGCTGCCGTGACAATTTTCTTTCCCGTCGGCGTGACAACCCCGTCTACGTTCTCGTATTGCTCCACCCAATAATTAGTTATTGGAGAGTTAACGGTAAACAACCGGCGGGTTTCTGTACCGGCGGTGACTGCGGCCTGAGCCTCTTCAGGGCTATCGTATATTTTCGCATCACTCATCACTGACGTGTTGAGTTTATCCACGTCGTTTTTTAATGCAGCAGTGCGGTTTGCCAATTGGCGGGTTGGTATGTTAGCTACGCCATCACGGCCGCCCGACACTTCATCCCCGCGCTGGATCTGATATATCGAATCTTCCCACTTTGCCTCTTCTCTTAATTCAGCCATGTTATTTCCCGGAGTAGTGATAGCCGCTGCCGAAGCGCGGAATGCCGTTGTATTTAATGCTGTCCTTCGGCTCATAGTTGGCCGGGTAAACAGTCACTATATCGCCGTCGTGGACGCTGGTTGCGGAGTACACCAGGCCGTTTGTTCTGGTGCTCAAACTCAATTGCCAAATATGGCGACTGACTGGTTTGGCATCGCCAATTAGCCGCTCCAACTCGTTTACAATTTCTTCGGTGATCCCGATTTCCATCACGTCAATCGTTAAACGAAACGTGCCGGCAGGGTCGGCAACTTCCCACCATTCCTCGATCGTCATGGTGTATCCCATGTTTTCGATCACGCGATTAATGGCCGCGACCGTCCCTTTCCGACGGTGGATGTAAAAGGCGTCTTTAACGGATTTGCGCTTCTCTTCTGCCGGCCATTTTTCATCCCACCGATCGACAGAAAACGCCCAGGCAAGGTAGGGTAGAAAAACAACCGGGCATTTATCCGGGTTCCATAGGTCGCGTAGTGGCACGTTAAGATCGCTAACGGCGGAACACGCCTCCGCTGCGCGGCGCTCAAGTGGGGAGGAGCCTGGCGGCAGCAGGCTATTCATCCGATCCACCGATTGCAATGCGGGCATTTGTGCAGTTTGCAGCCTGGGTTTTATCCAGCACCACATCGGCGGGCGGGCTGCGCAGCTCTACACGTTGCACACCCTGGGTGTGCAGCGCGGCGTAAATTGCAGTTAGGCGAATGTCACGGCCAAGGCGGCGCTGCTCGTTGATGTAGGCGTTCAGGCGTTTTTGTGCGTCAGCAAGGATTGGCTCCTGTGCCGGCCCCGGATAGACATAAAGCACGGCGTCAATCTCATAGTTGATGATGCTGGCAGATTGAACCGTGAGGCGATCGGCCACAGGCCGTACTGCCTGATCGTTAAGTGAGGCGTCCACTTTCGCCAGCAGTTCAGGGGAGGCCGTTCCGTCTCCTTCACGAGAAAGAATAGTGACAGTGACCAGCGCCGGCGCGGGGCTAATTGCTGATGCGTCGGCAACCTTTCCATCTGCGCTCAGTGCGTGGAACTCATAAGCGCCGGTTGGTCCGGCGACGCTCATTCCCTCGAATGCCGCCGGGATGCGCTGGCGAAAATCTGCATCAGATTCCATTGCGGCCTCAACTGGCGGAATGGCTTCACTGTCTGCGGGGGTAATTGTCAGACGCGGCGTGTTGTTGTTGGCGCCAAGCTGGTCGAGGTCGCTACCGATGGCATACGCCACCATCACGGCTTGTGCAGCCTCGTTGATACGCTGGCGTAACAGCATTTCCCGATAGGCATTTTCCTGCAACAGCATCACGATCGGCTCGGATTCCAGTTCCAGAGTGCGTGCTATGGCCTCGCGCTGCTCTTCAGGATAGAGCTCAAGCAGGCGCACCTTTCTTTCCTCAAGCAGGTCTTCAAAGCTCAGGGTTTCCACTACCTGGGGCGGCGGCAGCTGCGAAAGGTCGATCACGCTCATGATGCGCTCCCGTAAGGAATTGAAATATTGATGCTCGCCGTGGTGTCGTTCCTGCTGCCGGAGACGTCCACAATCATTTGGCCGTCAATCTGCGTGGTCACAGTGACGGCCGTCAGTGATACGCGCGGTTCCCAGCGGTTGATAGCGCTGTATGCTGCGGCCATCAGTTGCAATCTGGTTGTGTCGTTTTGAGGCTGATCGATCAGCTCGGACATCAGCGAGCCGAACGGGCGCCGGGTGATCCTGCTGCCGATTGGAGTCAGCAAAATTTTGCTGATTGATTGGCGAATATGATCAATGTCTTCAACAGCGCGGCCGTTGTTGGTGTTCATGCCCTGATACATCATTTGACCGGTCCTCCCGATGTCCCGCCGCCTGTCTCTACACCACTGTGCGCATGCTGATCAACGACGACGTCATTAGATGTGAAGTGGCCGCCGCTGTGGGTGATGTTGCCTGTCATAATCCCGCCATCAGTGACTGATAGTTGTGCCGTTTCCAGCAATTGAGTGCAGGTGACTTTTGGTGTTTCCAATCTGATCCCTGTCGCCGCCTTAAATATTGCTGTCTTCACACCCTCCACGGTCAGGGCACCGGCTTCGGGGTCATAACTAAACCTGGCGCCGTCTGGGAACTCCGCAACCAAGGCGCCCTCCGAATTCGAGGGGGCGGGGTGGGCGTCCGAAAAAATGGCTGGCAGGACAAATGCGGTTGTCAGTTCACCAGCCATGCTCAAGATCAGCACCTGCTCCCCGATTGACGGCGCCCACCATGTGCGCGCGCTGCCTGCGCGCATGGTCAGCCATTTGAGCTGAGTGGTTTCAAGTCCGCCCGTTTGCACACGGCATAGGCCGTTCTCTGTATCGACCTCGGAAATGGTTCCGATGCGGATCAGATTTGTCAGCAGGCGCAGGAGTTCAGAAAGTTGTGTATTCATTGGCACAGCCTGCCATGCGCGCGGCGCGGGCTGCATATTGCGGGCATTGTGTAGTGTCTGGCACAATGAACCTTTGCATATAAGTCAGTTAAAAATGAGGAATTTGGAATGCACTGTTGTAAACACTCTAAGAAAAAAGACGATAAAAATAACGGGAATAATGAATGCGACTGCTCCACCTTTAAAAAAGATATTTTTAGTTTGATTAGTTATGACGATAAAGAAGATAAATTAGAAAGTGCAGCTAAACGGCTTCAAATGTTAGTTCAAAAGGGAATATTTATAACGTTAACTATTGTTTTGATCATTAAGGGACTTTACGAAATAGCACAGACATTTCATATTGTCAGTGTTAGAGATAATTATCAGAATTTGAAAGAAGCAATGACATTTTCTGAGCATATTTTAGCAATTAATACATTGCAATATGTTGCAAAGGCTCTGGCTGTTTCATGTGGCATACAACTTGCGTACATGCTAGTAACTGATGGCCCAGATGAAGCCGTTGACCCTTTGATGCTAGGTATAGCCTCTGCAATACTATTGGTGCTCTCATCTACAACAGATTGGGATTTTAGTCATGCCGTTGTTATATTTTTGTTGGTAATCACCATTCCTCTTTTATACTTGACTTCGAAGAAAATGAAAAATAATGAATGATGATTATCTGCTTAGATGAGAAATTAATATGTCTCCTACTGATATAATCGTTGGGTCATTCAGTCCAAATAATTGGCGGGCGTCATATTTCACGGTTGGCCCACGCTTACTCACTTTATCGCGCAGCCCGTAATGGTGCACGCGTGCAATGCGCATAACGCTGCCGGCAAAGTAAACGGCGGCCTCGTCTGCCGTGGTTGCTGTTTTCATAAAGCGAGTGGTCTGCAGCTTGCTGAACATTTTCCGGCGTATGCGCCCCTTTTTGTTGCGGCCTTGCGGTTTTCGCTCGGCGTAGGGGGTTCCGTCTGGGTTGCGCTGCTGGCTGATCTGCAGTCGCTGGCGCCGGCGCAATTCATTAGCCCACTGGCGAGTTAACTTTTTCCTCGCCGCTGGGGTTAGCTGCGAGGCGAGGGCGGCCAGCCAGTCTTCAATCTGAATAAAATCACTCATTGGGCGCCCACTGATCGGCGTAAGGTGGTTCCGGTTCAGGGACTGCCTCTACAACCATTTGGCCCCCTGCCTCTTTCACGATCACGCGCTCTGTAAGCCGCAGGTTTATGCTGATGTCGCAGGTGGTGTTATTCAGAATATCCACCTCAAACGTGAAGCCCTTATCTCTGCGGTCTGGGTTAGCCATGATGTCCGGCTGGTTGCGGCGAAGCCAATACAAAATCACTGCGTTCAGCAGGTTTTGATCTGCTGAAAAATCAGTTACTACTAAGTTGAGTGTGTACTGGTATTCGAATGAAATGGTTGGCGCCAGGCTGGAAACAACGGCTCCCTCATCAACAAAGATGTGCAGTTTGTCTGGGTTTTTCCCCAGATATTCGATCCCGTCAGAGAGGGCCTTTCTCAGTGATTCCGGCTTGTTCATCGCTCTTTTCCTGGCATTGGATAATGGTATCGACCTGATCGGCACACATCGCCCAGGCCGCCTCTACGCGGTTTTTTTGCTGCTCTAAGTCCCCGTTGGTGAGCGGGTTACTGGCCGGCAACTGGCAGGCGATCAACCTCGGACAGCCAGGCGCGATAAGCTGCACCTCCGGTGATTGCCGGGCGGGCGTGCAGGCGCACAACATCAGGAGGCAAGCGGCCATTAGCCCAGGCTTTAAGCTCTGCATTTTCACGGTACAACCCCGTAATCAGATTTTCACGTTGTGACAGAAGGGCTGCCGTGTTGGTCATCTGCTGACGCAACTCGGCCTGCGCCCGGTTGTTGCTACTGGCGGTCAAGCCCAGGGTTATCAGCTCGGCATTTTTAGCTGATAGCTGCGCCGCCATCCCTTCGATGGCCTTTCCTTGCGCCTTGATGGTTACTTGCTGATCGCTGACGGCTTTTTCATAGGTGCTCAATCGCCAAGTTTTCCACCCTAACGCCGCGGCGAGAGCCAGGACGATGGCGGCCACGATCAACCAACTGCGCGGAATAACGGCGGTCATGCCAGAGCCCCACCATAACTGACGTATTTTTTCAGAAGGGTTTCAAGCTTGTGTTCGGGCTGGCCATATCCGGCACCCGGCAGACTCGCCCAGATATTTCGGCACTTTTTCAAAGCCAACTCTATCCGTCCGGCGTTGATGTCAGCTAGGGCGCCGCGTTCGCGGATTAGTTGGATGGCCCATTTATCTTGTGATACCGGCCCAAAGTCTGGAAGCTTCAGTGCGGTGCGGTAATGGTCCCAATCCCTGATCAAAAACTGGTAGCCGCCTGATGCCGTGCTGCGCTGCCCGCGACGGTTAAACACCTTGCCGGGACGGCCGCCAGCGAACGGGTGATCTCGGTAGCTGGAAAAGGTTTCTGCCTTACCGTCGATGCCGGTCACGATCACGTTGTAGCCGTCGTCCGACCTGGCCAAAAGCGTGGCGCCAATTTCACTGAATCGTAGCGTGTCCAGATAGGCGTTAATGTTAGGAGTGGTGACGATGCGGGCCATTTTTCCCCCTGGCTTTTTGCTTGGCTGGCACCCGCTCTTTTGCCGCAGGCGGTGACGGGATGATCGCCATGATGTTCCCGCGGGAACGGGTGACTGCCATCAGGATCATGAAACTGAAAAGGGCAGTTAGCGCCCCCGACTGCGGGAAACGGCCAAACGCGGAAAAAATTGGCACGGCGGCGCAAATCATGATCACGACGTAGGCGACGCCGCTGGCCCACGGCTTATGTTTTGCTCCCCGGCGCTGGAAAGCCAGCAGGCGGCCGGCAATGAGCAAGCAAATGATCGACGTTATCCAATGCATGGTTATTTCCCCCTGAATATGCGGAAAATCGGGCTATCCCCGTCCAGCTTCTGCAAGGCAACCAATAAGATTTTGATGGCCACACCTGCGGCGACAAACGCGCCGGCGCCCAGCTTGACCTCAACATCCAGCCCGGTGGCTTTCTTCAGCAGCGCGGCCGCTATCGGGGCGAACAGGCAACCGGCAATAAAGCTGCTTATCCATAGCGCGCCGCGTCGCTTCAGCGTCAACTCCTGCGACGCCAACACAAACAATGAGGCGCCACCAAAGGCGCCGAGGACAATTGGCGCGGCATCGCCAGACAAGACGGAGAGAAGCGTGATCCCGCCAAATGCGAATAAAGTGGTGCCGCTTGTTACTGGTTCGCCCATGACATCAATCCCAAAGTTGAATAATTTGCTGTGTGGGTGTCGGCGCAATATCCGGCATTTCTACCGGCGTGCCGTGCGGAATAAATGGCCCGATTTCTGCCAGGCCTGGATTGGCCAATAAGACGACTTCGGATAGCCCCGCAGTGCGGCCATAGTGGCGCCAGCACAGCTCATCAACGGTGTCGTTTTGGTGGGCTATCACTTTCATCAGATCAACTCTACTGTCATGTGTTTTTCGCCCTGGATCAGCTGCATGGCCCAGCGAGCATCCCGCCAGAGCTCATCAATGGATTCGTCCATTTCATCGGCTCGCTTTCCGCCGGCCCCAGTTGCATCAAAATCGCGATATCGCTCGTTTAAATTGGCCTTTGTGATGCAGTACACCGCGCGGCTGTAGTGCTGAAGCAAAACGCTTTCGTCGTCCAACTTTTCTGCCGGCACATTTTCCAGAGCGGTAAAACCGGCGGCCTGCTGCGCCTGTCGCCACAAGGTCAATTCGCCATTCACTTCCGCAATGGCATTCAGCGCCGCATGGCGCAGGCGTTGCGGGGTGATTGTTCCATCGGTCCTGATAGATTCCTGCAAATCGGACAGATCGACATCCGGCCAAAATTGCGTGTTCTTGATTACCTGCTTTTCCTCGCCGGTCTGGCCTGGTGCCACAAATTTCATGATCAAGGCTCTCAATGGGTGGGCGGTGGACGGGCGTATTGATGCGGTATAAAACCTGTCGCAACGCCCGTGCCGCCCCGCGCGTGGGCACGTTCGGTTTAGCCGTTCTCGGCCTTCTTCAACTCGCGTTCGAGTCGTTCAATGTCTTTTTTCACACCAACCCGCTCATGCAACTGGAAGGCGCGGTTTAACTGGTTGAGCGCTAACTCAGGCTGTTCGTTATCCCGTAACCCGTAGCCCATGACTTTGTGCAGCTTGGCGCGCACTTCGTCCGGCATGTCGTGGTCTTCGATCAGGCTCATGAGACGCGTCAGGATGGAGAGATTTACCGGCTGCTTGGCGTCGTAGGCTTTCAGGGCGCTATCCGCGATCTCTTCGGCTACTGCGCAGGCGGTTTGGCGTGCATATCGGCTCGGCATGACCAGCCTATGCTTGAGCGCGTACTCCGCGATGTCGATGGCGCCGTTGTAGTCGCCGGCGTCGATGCGCCAGACCATCACATGCATGATTACGTCATCTTGTGCGCCCATACCGGTCTGCAGCACTCCGGCTACCCACGGGGAGTAATGGGGCAGTACTTCACGCTTAACTTCGGCTTTTTTCTCCTGAGATTGCACCCGCTTCAGTCGGCGGCTGTCTTCCTCAATTTTCAGGAGCATCATTTCATAGCCATTGGCATGGCGGCTTAGAGCGCCGCCCTGGCGGGCGGCCTCTTTTGCTTGCACATAGACCATATGGCGCTGCGCTGGGCTCAGGGCCATCAGTTAGCCCCTTATTCGCCCGCCGGTGCTTCCGGCGCTGGCGCCGCAAACTTGCCGAGCTTGATATTTTCGATCAGGCAACCACAGCCGTAATCTTCAACCACATAGGCCTCGTTGACCGACTCGAAGTTTTCGATGCGGTCGCGTTTCGGGTTGTCGATAATCAGACGGCGGCGGGTGTCTTCCTGCCAGTAGATGGACAGGTTATCCAGGCGAGTAATCAGCATGGCGTTGGCCGGGAAGAAGGGCGCGCGAACAGCCTGCAGGCCGCCCATGCGTTTCTGGCTGATAATCAGATCAGCGGCCAGCGCTTCGGTGTTTGGCTGCGACTGGTTCACCAACGGGAAGTATTTATCCGCCAGCAGGCCGCGGCCGCAAATCACCACCAGATCAGTATCATCCTGGAACCACGGATCGATCAGGTTGTTCACGGCATCCATCACGACGGCATCCAAGTTGGCAAAGTCGCCGTTCTCACCCACGCGGATCACGGGCGAAACTACGGCCCCTTCGTCATCCACGATTTTATCCATCACGCGCGCCGGGGCGTCGGTGCGGTATTTCTGCAGCCACCCAATGTTAACGTCCTGCAGCAATGGGTTGGCGGCACGGTTCGAGGTCTTTTCGCGCTTCAGGCCATTAAAACCGATCATGATGCGGTCCAACGCCTGGCGTAACACGATGGCGTCACGGATGCGTTTCTGGAAATCCTGGAACTTGGCCCACAGGTCCAATTTCCCGTAGGTGATCGACGTGTCGAAGTTGGTTTGTTCGCACTTGTATTCGATGGAGTCCAAGCCGCTTGGATCAGTGGTTTCACGCTCTTTGGTTGAGGTGTCAGTGGTGCTGGCAATCGTTGTGCCGACACCCAGCCCCAAACGTTGACCTGATTGCTCTGTCACCTGGACAATATTGATCAACTGCAGGAATGCGGCGCTTTCCTGGATTTTGTTTTCCAGCTTTTGAGCGATAGATGGCTCTACCGCAAATTTAGTGCTGAATTCGACGGCTACACCGTTCAACTCACCCAAGGTGGTCAGGTAGGCGTTAAATTTAAATCGCGTTTCATTGCGCATAATCGGTAACTCTCCGTAATCAGTTTTCTATGCCCTATGGGGATGCCGTGGCACTGCGTTTAGCAGTCGGTTTTTTCGCCGTTGCTTTCACCGCCGCCGCCAGGTGTTAACGGGCGAAACTTCGGATTGCGGTCCTGCTTGCTCAGGTTGGCCTGCAGGTCGTTAAGTTGTTTGCTCAGTGCGGTGATCTGGGTTTCCAGTGCAGGCACTTTTTCAGCGGTGGTGTTGAGCTTGGCGACGCTATCGCCGAGGCTCTGCACTTCACCGGCGACCAGCTCCACAGCCTGATTCACGTCAGAAAAGCGGGCGTCGTCATTGGCGTTACGCTTGGCGAACATCGCTGTGATACGGGACAACAGGCCGGGCTTTTGGTCTTCCTGCTCCACAAATTCGATCAGGGCTTCTTCTGCTGCAGTGAAGAGGTTGTCTTTATGCTGCTTGCGATTAGCGAGTGGGTTTGCTGATGCGGACGCACTGAAGGCGAGGTATTCGGTCCCCAGGCTTGCCGGGTCGTCGGTTACAGCCAGCCCGATCAGGTAGGCCTCGCCGGTATCGGCAAATTTGGGGTTTACCTCGATCGAGGTGTAAACCTTTTGCGCTTGCTTAACCATTTCGACCAGGTCCGCGGTTGGTGCGATGTCGCCATAAAGCGCCATCTTCCCGGCCAGTGGACCTTCGGTAATTTCCTCCGCTGTCAGGCCGGTTACATCACCGAAACGACGGAAGGAGCTATCGGGGTGATATCCCTTGATGTGTTCCAGATTTACCCGCGCGCCATAAACGGATGGGTTGTAGTTCTTGGCCATCTGCGTCAGCCATTCGCGGCTAATGTTGCGGCCGTCGGTTGTCGCACCCTCTACGGCAATACGAAAACGCTTTGATTTAAGTGTCATTAGTCTGTTCCGGTCAGTGTCGGTAATCGGTCAGGCTTATGGTTGCGGCGAATAGGGAGGGGAGACAACGAAAGGGCATTGTGTGGTGTTTGGCACAATGGCCGGGAAGGGATGGCGGCGCGGCCGGTCGGTAGTCTGGCGCCATGACAACGACGACGCTCAACACCGATCTCGATCCCCGCAGACAGGCGATGTTCCTGTACTTTCAGGGGTTACGTATATCCCGCATTGCTGAAATGCTGGGAGAGAAGGCCGCAACAGTACACAGCTGGAAGAAGCGCGACAAGTGGGGGAGCATTGGCCCGCTTGAACAAATGCAACTTACCACAACAGCGCGCTATTGCCAGCTGGTGATGAAGGAGCACAAAGAAGGGAAAGACTTCAAGGAAATCGACCTGATCGCCCGCCAGGGTGAACGATTGGCTAGGATCGGTAAATTTAACAGTGGCGGCAACGAGGCCGACTTAAATCCGAACGTGGCCAACCGCAACAGCGGCCCGCGTAAGGCGCCAGAGAAGAACGTTTTTAGCGACGAACAGACGGAAAAGCTTACCGAAATTTTCCATGATTCCCTGTTCAAATATCAACGAAACTGGTTTGAAGCCGGCGCCAAACACCGCATTCGCAATCTGCTTAAGTCCCGCCAAATAGGCGCGACTTTCTACTTTGCACGCGAAGCCCTGATAGACGCTATCACTACAGGCCGAAACCAAATCTTCCTGTCGGCGAGTAAGGCTCAGGCGCACGTTTTCAAGCAGTACATTATCGAGTTTGCCCGTGAAGTGGATGTTGAGCTGAAGGGCGACCCGATGACCCTCGGCAACGGCGCGTGTCTCTACTTCCTCGGCACAAATGCCCGCACCGCGCAGAGTTATCACGGCAACCTGTACCTTGATGAATATTTTTGGATCCCTCGCTTCCAAGAGCTGCGCAAAGTTGCCTCCGGCATGGCGCTGCACAAGAAATGGCGCCAGACCTACTTTTCAACGCCGTCGAGCCTTACCCATAGCGCCTACCCATTCTGGTCCGGCGCCCTCTACAACAAAGGCCGCGCCAAGGCTGATCGGGTTGATATCGATCTCACCCATGCCAACCTGGCGCGCGGCGTTCTCTGCCCGGATGGCCAGTATCGCCAAATCATCACCGTCGAAGATGCAGTTAACGGCGGGTGCAACCTGTTTGACCTGGATCAGCTGCGGCTTGAATACGGCCCGGAGGATTATCAGAACCTGCTGATGTGTGAGTTTATCGACGATATGGCGTCGGTGTTCCCACTCACTGAAATGCAGGGGTGCATGGTCGATAGCTGGGAACAGTGGGACGATTTCGAAGCACTGGCCATCAGGCCTTTCGGGTATCGGCCGGTGTGGATCGGTTATGACCCGGCCAAAGGCTCTGCGTCAGGTGACAGCGCCGGCTGTGTTGTTGTGGCGCCGCCAATGGTGCCGGGCGGGAAATTCCGTATTCTTGAGCGCCACCAGTGGCGCGGCATGGACTTTGCCGCCCAGGCGAAAAGCATCAAGCTTTTGACCGAGTGTTACAACGTCCAATACATCGGCATCGACTCCACTGGCGTTGGCCACGGCGTCTATCAGCTTGTGAAGCAGTTCTTCCCCGCGGTGCGGGAGTTTGTCTATCGCCCGGAGGTAAAAAACGCCCTGGTGCTGAAAGCAAAAGACATCATCACTCACCGGCGCCTGGAGTATGACGCCGGACACACCGACATCACCCAATCCTTTATGGCTATCCGCAAGGCGATGACCGCCAGCGGTAGCCGGCCAACGTATGAAGCCAGCCGCAGCGAAGAAGCCAGCCATGCCGATCTGGCGTGGGCAACTATGCATGCACTGTTCAATGAACCGCTCGAAGGCGTCACTGCGGGCAACAGCAACATTGTGGAGATTTTTTGATGATTCATTCTTTTACCCCTGAACAAACTAGCGCCCTGAAGCAACGCGCCGCCCTGCTTTTTGGGTATCAGAACAACTGGCTGAACAATCCCAATCGCGTGCGCCATTATACAAAAATGCGCCAGTGTGGGGCTGATTTCAGCTTTTCCCTGGAAGCGCTGATCGATGCGATTGAGACGGGAAGAAATCAGGTTTTTATCGGCACATCAGAGGCCAGTGCCAATTGTGCAAACCGCAAGTATATTGCCGACTTTTCGCGATCAGTGGGGGTTAGCATCCCTGGATCTGAAGGAACCATATGGCTGAGCAACGGCGCGGCGATTTACTTTTTGGGCGAGGAAAGTCACTTTTCTTCCCTTTGTGGCAACGCTTACGTAAGTGAGTACGCCTGGGCCGATCACCCCCGCACACTTTTTGCGGTGGCAAGGGGGGTGTCAATGCATTCGCGGCACCGACTGACAACATACACATCACCATCGCACAACGAAGAAGCGTTTAAAATTTGGGAGAAAATTAAACCGGAGGACAAGGAAACGCTAACGTTGGCTGACCATATTCGAGAATCAAACGCACTGTTTGACCCGGAAGAGATCGACTATCACCGCGATAATATGACCGCCGCCGATTTTCGGATGATGTTTATGTGCGAATGGCCACAATTTAAAACGGAGGCCAGCAAATGAGCAAACGTCATAAAAAACGAGCATTACCGCCTGTGCACGTTCATAAACAAGCGGCCGGCGCTGCTGGGGTTGAGGCCTTCACCTTTGGTGATCCCGTCCCGGTACTCGACCGCCGGGAACTGCTTGATTACGTCGAGTGCGTGCGAATGGATAAATGGTATGAGCCGCCGATCAGTTTCGATGGCTTGGCCAGGACGTTCCGCGCTACGGTTCACCATAGTTCACCGCTGTATGTGAAACGCAATATCTTGACCAGCACATTTAAGCCGCATCGCCTACTGAGTCAGCAGGCCTTCAGCCGTTTCGTGCAGGATTACTTGGTGTTCGGTAACGCCTATTTGGAGTTACGGACCAACCGCCTCGGCGGCCCGATGGAACTTAAACCCTCCCTGGCGAAATACACGCGCCGCGGCGTCGATCTGGATACCTATTGGTTTGTGCAGTATGGCCTGGGCGTTGACCCATACCAATTCGACACCGATAGCGTGTTTCACCTGCTGGAGCCTGATATTAACCAGGAGATTTACGGCTTGCCAGAATATCTGTCGGCACTTAACTCGGCATGGCTCAATGAATCGGCCACTCTGTTCCGCCGCAAGTATTACCAGAACGGCAGTCACGCTGGCTTCATCATGTACATGAGCGACGCGGCCGCTAGCCAGACTGACGTGGATAATATCCGCAACGCGATGAAAGGCGCGCGCGGGCCTGGCAACTTCCGCAACCTGTTCATGTACTCGCCGAACGGCAAGAAGGACGGCATTCAGATTATCCCGCTGAGCGAGGTGGCAGCGAAGGATGAGTTCTGGAATATCAAAAACGTCACCCGTGATGACCAACTGCACGCGCACCGCGTGCCGCCGCAACTGATGTGCATTGTGCCAGAGAACGCCGGCGGGTTCGGCAACGTGAAAGAGGCGAGCGAGGTGTTTGTTCGCAATGAGCTGATACCGCTGCAGCGGCGGATGCAGGAGATAAACGACTGGATAGGAGAAGAGGTGATCATCTTTGAATCGTATCTCCTTGGGAAGGATTACTAATTTCCCGTATGGTGGAGATGCCTCTCCACCATATATTATTTTTTGTTTTTCTTTCTATGCCAATCTCTGACAATTATAGCCGTTGGATCACTGATCTCCTCAGCCGATTTAGATTCTAAAGTTGAGAATGATTTTGCTGAGTCGGTATATGTAAAATCCAAATCTTTAGGGTTGTTTACTTTTGCATCGGATTTCTTTGCTGCCTCCAGTATAACCTCAAGCATATTGTCACAAATATTATCAAATGAGCTTCTGCTTTTTTTATAATTGATACCGATCTCTGCATCCATATGTAATGTGTAGATGGCCCCGGAAGGAAAAAGAGTAAACCTTAACCCTTCCGATAATATACTTATTTCCTTTCCTTTGGCGAAGTTCTGATTAAATACTGGCGCATAACCTGCGTTACGAAATGCGTCAGCCACACCATTAATTAGTGGATCAACCTGTATATTGCCCTCCATTTCAATGTGCCCAGACGCATAGATACCTGCCCACATTTCGGTTACCACTCCATCAAACAGTGGTTTTATTTCGGTACCTTCGGAATAAACATCCAGATACCATATATCACCTGATTGTCTTAACTCTTCATATACTTCAATTGGTATTCCTCTATCTTGAAACATTGTTTGAGTTACGACTCTTACGACACCTATAACTACTGATGGTGCTCCGCAAAAGCTGATTTTATCCTGATTTACTATTGCAGGTAACGAGGTTATAAGGTTACTAATTCCAGGTACCATGCCTATATAGCCGCAACATGTTGCGTCTGAAGGATAAAGAGTCACCTGAGTAAGATTATCATCTATTGGAGGGTATAGACCGACAGGTTTCAAGTAACTGGTTAACTGTGCTAAGAATGCAAATTCTGGAATTTCATGATCGATAGTTGGTCCCAGTTTCATATTACTGCTTATGCCGCTCAGCGGAGATAAGAAGTGATGTCTTAAGAATGGTCCAAATGTTGACGGCTTGCACTCAACCGCGACAAAACTATCATGCTTGATTTTATTGGACTTTAATGCATCCAAAAGTTCTTCCGGGCTGCCGAATCTTTTAGCAATGACTTTCTTTGTTGGAATTGTTAGCTTTCTAATTATCGATGGGATAATCACTTTAGCATCTTTATATAATTGCTGTGCTAACCAACCTTTTATTCCACTTGAGCTTTCTTCCGATTCTGGCATGCATACTCCTTGGGGAAATTATTGTTAATTGGATAATGATTCAGTGTATATTTATTAGCATTCAAACTATTCTTTTATCAACTGACCCCAAATATTATCGTCGGTCTCTTCCACAACAATATTTATACCGCAATGAACAATATGATCTTGGACACGTACGTACCTAAATAACTTAGACTTTACCCGACCAGAGAATGAACTGTAGATTTCGTCTTGACCGGTGATTTGTACATAATCTCCTACTGCGGGTAAAAGTAAGAGGGGATTATCTTCGGATGACAAGCCTACAATTACTCCATCGTCGTCAGGCCTTGCTGCACCTTTCCTCAGGTATTGATAGTCTACGCCATAAGTGATCTTCATCATGTAAATTGCTCCTTATTGAGTTTATATACACTATTGTGTTTTGTGGTTCGTTTTACATCGCGTAATTTTTAAAGTTTATACAACATATCATTTGTCTTGGAGTTCCGCATGCAATTACTGGAGTCTTATATCCTTAAAGTGTGAACCCACTGTAGATCTTTTCTTGCCCATTAAAGCTCTTATGTGGCTTGCGGTTATCCGTCTAAAACAGATGCCCTACAGTTTCTTTTTTGCTTTTGTTACCCGGCAGGTTGCCTGTGAGGTCACTGGTGCACGCTTCAAACGTTGGCGCGCAATCGTAGCCCCGCCACGCCTGCCCGCTTTTTGTATGGGTTTTCATGCAGGTGCCCGAATAGCAGAAGGGCGCGCCATTACTGGTGCGCCCGGCTGTTTTAGATCCTTTTTTGATCGTGCGGATTCATGCAGCATAGACATGCATTACGCGGATTCGTCAACTGTCTTGCTTGGTCGCTCGCTGAGATCGGGAAGTCGTGCGCGGCGTTCGGCCAAGAGATTTGCAATTTTGCCGATCACGCTCTTCATCCTGCTTGAATTTGTTGTAGGTTTCAGTATCGAAAAATGACAAAGTTTCAACCTCATCTTTCGGTACGAGAACCCTAAAGTCACTAATGTTCAAGTGTGACAAACCACCAATTACACCGCTTTCTAAATAATGAGCGTGATAGTTTGTTGTGATATTGATGGTCAGATCATCTTTGTGACGGTGGCCACTAAGCATGGGCAGAATTTCAAGATGATCTGACATGCCGTGCTCAAGAGCGGGGCAGGTTACTAAACCTACGTAAATCTTACGGGAGGATAGGGTAATAATTATTGGGAACTGACGGGCGGAAGCCTCCATAAGCATTGCTTCGAACGAATTATTACCAACGGCTTTTGCCAAAGCATCCCATCGCCGATCCCCTTTTGACGTTTTCCTTTTACTCCACCAACCACAGAGCGCGGAGAGTGATATAGATATCACAACCCAGGCCATTTGCTTGATTTCGTTATTCCTCTGAGCTTTATCTGTTGTCGTTGAAACAACGCCATTAAAACTGTCTGTGGTGAGGTGTAAGATCTTGGCTACCCAGCGGAATACACCGGTGGCGTTCAAGATGAAGCATAAGAAACCGCCGACTAGGAAGAACACAATTCCCCAAGCAGCGACAAAAAAATAAGCGTCCCAGCCATTGGAACGCTTATATCTGTATCTTGTTGATAATGAAAGGTTTACAAAAATAAACCCACTTACCAATATCACTGAAAGCAGAATTGTTGCCATTATCTTCTTCTGTTGTATTTTTGTACTTTAATCGTTGCCAGCTTATCCATCTGGTCATTAATGGCCTTGATTGTCTCTTCATTAGAAAGGTCGACAGAAACGAATCCATCTTTGCTCAAGTTGAGCTTTTCTTTGTTTTCCTTGAGGATTTTAGCAAGCCTTTCTGTTGGGTTGCCGAGCCTCAGTGCCGCTAGCGTTGTCATAACCCCCTCCTTAAATGGCGCAACATTATACAGATTGCGCAGTGCTCCTACAAGAAAAATAGCCATTTACTCTTCAGACAGGTAAATCGGCTATTCGTTGCACTGACTTAACTTAAGTCGACTTCATTGAGTATTGCAAGCCTTTTCGGCAACTTCATCAATGATTCATATTGTATTTATAGTAGGTGTTTAACCCATATTCACCTTCGTCTAGAATGCGCCAAGCGTCCTGGTAGTGGTTGATGTAATCGTTAGCTTGACCCGGTGACCAGTCAAAGCCGACCTTTTGCAGTTCCCTCAAAAAATCGACAACCGCAACGGTCCATCTTCCGGTTGGTTTTCTTTTTCTGGCCAGTTGAAAAGCCCAAGCCTCGTCGCCACGCCGCGCCATAACTTAGCCCTCGCCTGCGTTGTAAAAAATTCCGTCGTAGTCTTGTTCTGGTAGAACCTCGCTGGACAGATCGATGATCATGCCCAAGGCGAGTTTTAAATCAGAAGCATGCCGTGGTGCGATAAGGGCAAGCTCTGCAATAAACCTAACGCGCGTCAAAGTTTGTTTTTGTTTTTCAAGTAATTCCATCGCTACCTCCAGATGGTACTGTATGCATGTACAGTATTATATTGAGCGCTTTCCGAAACCTCGTCAAGACTCTATGTTAATGAATTTATTTCATTCGCATGCATTTCCATCACTTGGCTGTTTTTTAGTCTGTTGTGCCAACAACCAATAAAAGTCCCGGCAGTTTTGGCTGGGGCTGAGATGTAGGTATCTATGATTGATGTTATTTTCCTCGGCGCCCGTAAAGCCGTCCATCCGCCCCTGCTCGGAAATAGAACTCGCCGATCTTCACTGTTCCGCCAAGCAAAAGACGGTCAATCTCTTCAATGGTCGGCGCCTGCCTGCCGGCTGCACTCAGCTCCTGCGCTATTTTTTCTCGCTGCTTATTGCCTTCTTTTTCCATCTGTTTCAGCAGCAGTTCTCGATCTCCGGCTTGCCCGGTCACTTTTTGGCGCAACCTATTGAAACGTTGCATCAGGGCGCCCGCTCGAACTGGGGGGCGTGCCGTAAATACATCGCCGCTGGTATTGCCGTAGTAGTGATTACCGGCAATTTTCATCGTCATACCTTTGGCCAACAGCTGGCACTCAGAATAACTAATCTGAATGCCGGCAATTTCTTCTACCCGACCCCGGATTTTCTCCATAGCGCCAGCTGCGCCTGTTGGAACATTGGCGGCCTGTGGTCTGCTTATTCTTGTTTTTAGGTTTCCTTCCCTGACTCTTGCCAGCACCTTCCGCCGTTCCTTGGCCGATAACTCGCCAAAATCGATATCACAGCTGGCATAGTCGGCTTCGCCTATATCCGGCGGGGCCATACTCCCACCAGGATCCCCCGTACAGTTATTGACAGAACTCCGAGAGGGCGCAGGCGCGCCCTGAAGGTCAACCCCCAAAACCGGCGCTTTCTTCGGCACAATTTTCCATTGAATTACGCGGGTGATGATTGGCACGTCCTGGCCAACTGGCGGGGAGAAAACACCACGTACGCGGATCACGTCTTCGCCGTATCCGTTGGTTTCCTCCGCGGCCTCGTAATAGGTACGGACAACCAGATCATCGCGCTTAACAAACGGCCCGCCCTGGGCGTTGATATATTCCGCCCAATTGCCGACGTCGGCGGCGTCGTGGACAGCGGCAAACTCTACGCTAAGGCCAATTGCGGCCTCATGGTCGGCCATCCGGCGCAACTCGCGGTATACGGTTACCGGAGCGCCGCCAATGAATTGAAACTGACGAACACGCCAGCGCGCGGCCCAGGCGGACACGGCGGCGGCGGTTTCCTTGAGCGGCCTCCCGCTTTCGTCGTCCAGTTCTCCATCCAACTGATAGCCGTCGATGTTTTTGCTGATGTACTTCGCAACGTAGCCGGTAGCGCTGCCCTGGTCAGGATCGATCTCTTCAGCATGGAAGCGTGCTTTGCGTGCCTTAGCAGAACTCAATTCCCGTGCATCTTCCTGCGTGGCGTAATCGCGCATGATTTCACGTACTTGGCCAACATCTTCAGGCTGCATAAACATCAGCATGTGCCAGTGTGGCGTGCCGTCGTGGTGAGGCTCGGCAACTCTGATCCCGAAAATGCGTAAATCTTCGCGGTGGAGTTTTGCGCGAATCTTTGACCAGACCGATCTCAAATAACCCTGCGTCTCGGCCGGGCTGGCACCGTTCCATTTCCGGTTACGGTGGCCGTGTTTGTTAGTGGCATGAAATTTTGACGGGGCCGTTATGGTGTAGAACTCGCCGACGTAGCCCAGATCGTTACAGATATTCTCGAAGCCGCGGATGCGTACCATCAATTCACTGCGGCGGATCGCAGGATTCGCAACGCTGCCATCATATTTATCAATGAGACTTATACGGTTGCCGGCTTCGTCTTCGAGCTCCATCCCTTTTAAAAACTCGCGGGTGCGTCGCTTCTGCTCACGCCATTCGGTAATCGCCGTTTTGCTGGCGTATGGGTTGGTTTTTTTACTGACGTTGGCTAGTGCAATATTCAAATGCTCGCGCCATTCTGCAGAGGTACGGCGCAGACGGTTGAGCCACCATTGCGGCGACAACATCCGGGATACGGCAGGGCCGGCATCTTCGTCGCTGAAAAAGCGTTTATTCAGCTTTTCCCACAGCGGTGGCAACTGGCAAAAGTCGCGAGTGATGACCCCTGCGCGGCGGTATAGCAACCACATTACCTTTAAATCACTACAGCCGGAACATTGCTCTGCGACCAGGCCCAGCTCCTGCGCGATAAATGCGGCGATATCCTCGGCAAGCGCCTCAACATCACTGCGGGACATATCAGCAAGGTGATTAAACCGCGCCATGTACCTGGCGTTGTCAGCCGTCATTTTTGATATCCGGTACTGCTTATTGACCAGTTCCAAGCGTGGTAATGCGCGCTTAACAAAATTAAGCGTCAAGTACGCATGTGCTCGCTGGATCCCCTGAGATTGCTCAAGTTTGAAGAAGTGTGAGTTAACCTGTCGCTTTACCAGGCCAGGTTGGCTGTTCAGGTGTTCAAAGGCAGCGGCGAGATCGGCATTAATGCAATCCCGCTTTTTCTGTTCTTCTGCACTGACGAATGGCGAACCGACACCTTTTCTCGGTGCGTTCCATGAATAAGCCCATTCAAAAGCAGGCTCGCCGCTGCCCGAAAAGGGCGGCGGCGGGGTGGGGGCTTGGCGGCCACTGGCATTTTTAGCCATGCGCGGTGGCCTGATACTTTATCAACGCTGTAAAATTATCCATAATCATGCCGTTACACACGCATGCAAAAGGAATGAATAAAATGCTTAATGACGTAGAAAAGCTGAGCGTTGAAGAAGTCGATGCAAAACTGAAAACTTTGGAGTTAGTCGTTGCTGCGCAAGGTGCAATGATTACTGCGTTATTGAAAGAATTAACGTCAAAATCCCCATCCTCATTAGCAGCAATAACAGATATTGTGCGAACCGAAATCGCTCGTTTTACTGAGCCTGAAAGTGATGAGCGGGCAGTGGTCCACCAATCTGCTAAGAAGGTGTTTGATAGTGCATTTGAAACTTCGCAAACTCTTAATTTGATCAAAGCTTCTTCCTCACACTGATTGTTTCATCCGGGCCGATCATCTTCGTAATCTCTACGAGGTTTTCAGCTCGGTACTGCTTACCGTTTTGCATCATCACGAAATGCTGGCCCTCATTAGTTGTTGAGGGGTGGAAGTAAGCGACGTCTTTATGTGAAATAACGTATTCACGGCCATTACAACTGAATGTAAAAACGCTACTAGGCTTGATTGTTGTTACATTGTTCACGCCGTAATCCCTCCCATCGTTGCGATGATTTCTCCGACACGCCCACGCCCATCACCTTTGCAGCTCACAGAGCGCGGGGCGGTGATGTGGTGGATCTCAAACCCGCCATAACACTGCAGCGCTTCTGCGACATCGCTGTTTGAGGCCACAACGTGACAACCGCGCGCGGCGGCGGCACGCAGCGAGTACATCAGGTTGTACTGATGCAGTTCGCCAAAGCCTTCAGTGTGGTAATCGGTGAAGCCGGTTGTCTTCGTCTTAGGCATGTATGGCGGATCGCAATAAATGACATCGCCGGGCGCCGCCATTTCAATGCTTTCGGTGAAGTCGCAGCACAGGAAAACGGCGTTTTTCGCTTTCTCGGCGAAAGCGCGGATCTCTTTCTCTGGGAAGTAAGGTGCATCCACCTTGCCGAATGGAATATTGAATTCCCCGCGCCGGTTGTAACGGCACATGCCGTTGTAGCCGTGGCGGTTCAAGTAGAGGAACTTCGCTGCGCGCATGATATTGCTGACTTCGATGCGGAGGTTGAAGCTGGCACGGACCGCTAAATAGCCCTCCTGGCCCTTGTGATTGGCAAACATCAACTGGCCAAGCGCGATCAATTCTTCCGGGTACTCTTTGGCTACGTTATGGAAGTTAATCAGGTCGCCATTGATATCAGCCAGCAGATAGGAATCGAAGTCGGTGTTTAGGAAAACGGTAGCGGAGCCCACAAACGGCTCCACCAGGCGGCGGCCTGGTGCGGTTGGTAGATGTTGGCGCAGGGTGTCCATAATGCGGCGCTTTCCGCCCACCCATTTCAACGCGGAATTCAGCATAACTACCCCCGGTAGTGGCGTGATTTTGTTTCGTGAAGTTCCTGGCAACTGGCGCAGCGGGCTGTACCAGGAACGGCAAGGCGGCGCGCCTCTGGGATCTGCGCGTCGCACTCTTCACAGAGAAAGGCGGAAGGGGCGGCCGGTTTCCGGCGCGCCTGTTCGATTTGAGCGTCCAGGATCAGCTGCTGGCGTTCCTGTTCGATGTCCATTGCGTCGGCCATTAGTGCAGCTCCATCGCCTGGTTTTGGATGAATTCGGCTTCGTGGCGCAGCAGCTCCACGGCATCGCGCAGGCTCAAATCCTTGGCGATGATGGAGTTGGCCAGATTTTCCAGCTTGGTGGACATCACAGCGGCCTGGTTCTTACGTTCATCCATGCGGGCGCGCTTCAGCATTTCTTCCAACTGGTAGGCGGTCTGATGCACAACGGAAACATCGTCGCCAGCGGCTAGATCGATCCCGATGGTGATTGGCAGTTTTTGCATATTTCTCATAGTGGTTTTCCTTTCTTCAGGTAATAAAAAGCCCGGCGGGTTTACGCCAATTAATTTCTGGTCAGGTTAAAAAGTTATTTCTCTCGGCATGCTTAAATGCTTCGGGAATAAACTCACGACTGCGCGAAATTTATTCATTGCATCGACCAATGCTTTTTTCTCCTCACTCGTCAGTTCATTGAAATCCAGCCCGTGGCGCTCTTTCTTAATACCAGCTAAAAAGAAAATGGCGCTCAGAGCCCGGATGTTGCCTTTGTTTCGTGGATCGCTTTCGTCGCGCACGTCTGCCAAAAATCGATTTATTTCAGCGGTGCTGTCGCACTTGAAAACATCCCGGCGCAATTCGGCGATGTGCTGTAAACCGTCGGCCCGCTGGCCCGGTGTCAGCGGCACAGTACGCGTAGTTTCAGTAAAAGCCATTTTGCCGCCTTACTGCCGATTGACTCCCGCGGGGCGGTGGTCAGTTGAGCCAGCAGTTCTTTCTGGTCTTGCGCCGGGCACCAACGCCGGCCATTCTGCAGTTGGATCCAACCGTGGCCAAAGTGGCGAGATTGGCTTTGCTGCTTGAGCAGGGGAGCAATTGAAATTGGCATCATGTTCACCTCAGCTCATGCCCAGTGAGGCGCCAACGGCGGTGATGGCATCAACGGTGGAGGCCATTGTCGGGTTGGCATGGATGCGGGACTGAATCGCGAGGCCAGCCAGCGTCATGTAACGAATGCCGGCATTAACGCTTTCGCGTATCGCACCGCGGCGCGCGGCGGTCATGGCGCCATCTGCAACTGCTTCGGCAGCGACCTTGCCGATTTCTGAGGTGGCATTCAGCACATACGCCGCGACTTTGCCGCTGGATAGCTCATTAATCGGTACGCACGGCTGGCAGTGCAGCTGCGCCAGCATCCCATCGATCAGCGTCGGGTCTTCGGTGAGGTCGGTCAGCGTCAGCAATTCCTCAACCGTCAGGCGGTGCGGCTGGTCTGGATTCAACTTGTTGCGCAGCACTTGAGCGGACATGCCAGCATCAGCGCTCAACTGCTTGATGTTGTGCTTTGTCGCGAATCGGCGGCAGGCTTCTTCGTAGTGCGCCTGTTTAGAGACTTGATAATCAAACATGGTTTAGCCTTTCAAAATTCGAATAATCGAATTAATCGCGGATGTAGCGGCATTTGATCGCAACCTGGCGGTTTTTCTCGCGCCACGCTTCGAGGTTGATCAGGGCGTTACCGTGCTTGGTCATCGTGACCTCTTCGATCTCGCCGGTCTTCCGGTTCTTCCGGTTTTGCTTCACGGTGGTGGTAGGGGTTGGCGCCAGCAGCACAACGCCGTTAGCGATCCACTTCTCCAGCACGGATGCGCTGATACCGTTAACGGCAATGAAGTCCTCTTTGGACATGGTTGGGGATGTGTGCATAGCAACTGCACGCTGTACTGCTTCCAGAATGGCGCCGCTCAGACCAGGCAGAAGCATGTTTGCAATCTGCGTAGGTGAAAAAGGCGTGGCGGGTGCGGCCTGGGGGTTTGCAATATCATGAGACATAACGCAATATCTCCGGTTAGTGGTTTGTGTTCTACGGTGTTACATGTGGTGTGTATCTATCGTAGATCCGTTTTTTGTATCTGTAAATACGAAAATCGAATTTAAGGTTGTCTTGATGCGTATAGAAAACGCTGTGGCGTCAGAGGTTTTAGAAAGAATCCTTTCTTCTTATGGGTTTACCATGCAGAAGGAGCTTGCTGAAAAACTGGAAATTTCCAGTAGTAACGTAGGCGGATGGCTTTTGCGGGGGCAGGTTCCGGGCACGGTAATTGTGCGGTGCGCCCTGGATACTGGCGCTGATGTTACTTGGTTGGTAACCGGAAAATTTGCAAATTCGAATATTGAAGTTGGCAAATCCACACTTCGTGGCAAAGCCTTATATGAAAAAATCCAAGCCGCAGGGGGAAAACCTGTGCTGCGAAGGATGCTAGATGCGTACGGGTTTCGAACTCAAAAAGAGCTCGGCGACTTTTTGGACATTTCAACCGCAACAATCAGCACTTGGGTTAGGCGTGAATATTTTCCCGGCGATGCTGTTGTTGCATGTGCGTTAGATACTGGCGTGTCATTACTATGGCTGGCCACCGGTCAAGGTAATCCTGGCAACCCGGATGCCGTTTCCTACGAGCCTTCCTTCACCACGCTGAAGCGTTGGTCTGTTGCATCCGGCGAACTGATTCCAACTGGCGAATGGATTTGTGATCCGTCATTTACTCCTGAATCCACTTCAGAGCTGGGATACGTCCAAAAAAGCAATAATTCTTGGCTTGTAGATTTTGGAAAGAAAACCCTTGGTAATGGCTCATGGTTACTCGATATTGATGGAAGCTGCGATATATACACAGTTGCAATCCTTCCAGGCAAAAGAATTAATATCACAGGAATAACTATAAGTTTTGAATGTGATATTGATAAAGTGAACCCTTTGGGGGCTGTAATAATGGAAATTAAAAAACTGTATTAAGTAAGGAAAAGCAATGAAAAAATTCTTCAAGTGGATACTTTATATCATCGTGGCCTTGGTTGTTATTGGCTACTTTGCCGATGATAAAAAAGACAGCACAGCTAACACATCTAACACATCTACTTCGTCTGAAAGCACGCCAGCGGTCGCTGCACCGGCCAAGGAAGTGTACAAAACTACAGCGAATGCATTGTTCAAAGATTACGATGACAATGAAGTAGCTGCGGATGAAAAAATGAAAGGTAAAACAATAGAGGTTTCAGGAACAGTGCAATCTATTGATAAAGATTTTACCGATTCAATTATTGTGCGCTTAAAAACAAGCAATGAATTCCTACCGGCAATGATGGGCATTCAGGATTCAGAGAAGTCGACCGCTCTAGCACTTAAAAAAGGTCAGAAGGTTGTGATCACCTGTGAAAGGATGACTCGTGTGATGGGCGCACCATCTGGCCGTGATTGCGTTTTTGCTAACTAAATTTTTCTGATGGCGGTGCGGATAGTGCCGCCTTTTTGGTGTAGTCAATCTGTCGCCACTTTTCCTCTACCGATGTTTTAAATACTTGTTTTTAAAATGGTTTATTTCATTTGAATAGTATTCGGTCTTTTTTTATGTTGTTGATTTATAAAATAAAAATATCCACTTCCACGAAAATGCACAAAATTTCCACGGATTTTGATATTCGGTCTTTTTATAGCATCACGTACTCTTTCCCCTTCGTATCGAGATATTTATCCGTCATCATTTCGGATGTATGTCCCAGCAGTTTCTGCGCAAATTCTTTCCCTTTCGTTTTCTCATGCAGTCGATCTGCCAAACTCCGGATCCTGTGGAATGTCGGCGGGTTTTCCTCAAAATCCAGTCCAGAAGCTTTTCGCGTTACCACAAATTTTTTAGTTAGTCTGTTTGGGGGCAGAGATCCGTCAGGGCTGTTTTTCCTGATATCGGCACTGAGCATGAAATTGGTTATGTTGGTCACAGTATGTGCGAAATGTGATTGGTTCATTTAAGGGACATAAGTGACTGCTGACCCAGACACGGATAGCTATACGGACACGCGAGGGGATAACATCCGCTGGGATCAGTTTGGGCGGCGGTACATGGCGTATAACTGCTTATTCCCGCTCTACATTTGGGCGTGCGCCCAGTAATGAAATTCCGGGATGGACCCCGGCTATACGTGACCAGTTTGTTAACTGAAAAATACTCGGCGAAGTCATTTCCGCTCTCTCCAGTCCCATTCGGCATGCGCCCAGATAGCTAGCATCACGCAGCTTGAGATGAACATGATATCAGGCCAGCGAGTGAATCCAGTAGTGATGGACATGAAGGAAACTAAGGCTGCGATCCGTGTCAGCGTTTTGATGGTCATTTGAAGGCCAGGAAAAGAGGATTAATCCGATATGTTGAGGCCGCATGGAGAACCTTTCAAATTGGTTTGATAGATCAATTATCTCATATCGATCGTCAAAACCGATCAAGTAGATAACGATAACGCGATACATTCACAGAAACTCTCTTTCTTTACCGATCAGCGCTCTATAATTTCCAAGATAATTCGCCTTCATATCGGTTTTTTCTTACGTTTTTACGGTGTTTATATGCAGTATTTGCTGTGAGGTAAAACACTATGGGAATGCCTAAATTTGCCAGCCCGGCAACGGACTACGTCGAGAAGCGTCTAAGCCTCGATGAGATCCAAGAGTTTGGTGTCGTTATGGGGGCTGCCAACGATAAGAGGTCGAATGAGTTTGATGACGTGCCGGTGATTTGA